ATGTCCAAGCCGACTTTATATGCAACTTTTCTTTTCTTCGATTCAATTGGGCTTTTGGAAAATTTTCCGATTATAGGTGAAGAGGAAATATCTATAGATTTCCAAACACCAGGAATGTCGACGATAACAACATACAATTTTCGTTGTTTTGAAGTGACAGGTATTGCAAGAACACCTAATGGTAAGGGAACCTATTTCACGATGCGTTGTGTTAGTGAAGAGCATTTGTATAACACAGGCACAAGTGTGTCGCAATCGTATACCGATGTGACAAGCAACATTGTTCCTAATCTTTTAGGAAGGTATCTCAAATCCAAAAAGACGTTAATCATGGATGAGACAAAAGGCATCCAGACACTAATAATGCCAAACATAAATGCCCTTCAAGCAATTGATTTGTGCAGACAGCGATCGGTTAGTAAAAAATATCCCTCTTCCGCATATGTGTTTTTTGAGAACCAAGCAGGATTCAATTTTAAAACCGTTGAGGGGCTGATTGCTGGTGGTTTATCTTCTATAGGGTCACGTGTGTTTAATATGACACAAAATCCCGAAGCCAGCAAGCAAGCGAGAGCAGATGCGTTTAGGGCGATACTGCAATATGAAAACATTACACGTAGTGACTCTGTCGAAAAGCTAGCGGGAGGTGTGTTTCAAGCTGTTACCAAAACATTTGATTTGGCTACAAAAAAAATGGACAGCGTAGATTTTAATTTGAATACCGTATTTGATAAATTCAAATTGCCCGATAAACAACAAATACCTAATACAGATAACTTTATAAATACTTTTGCTTCTTTAGTGCCAAAAACGTTTTTTGCACCAAGAGATACTTCGCGGCCGGATAATTTTATCGATACAATGATAGCAGCTCGTAATTCTTTTGCGATTTTGCTCAATGGAAATATAACGCGTGTAAAAATACATGGCGACACTGGTCTCAAGGCGGGTGATCTCATTACTTTAAATTTGCCCGATGCGACAGGCACAACGGATCGTAAGGGATTAGATGATAAATCAGCTGGTAATTATTTAATTCTTAGATTGCGGCACATGGTTACGTTAAGCACAAAAAACCAACATCAAATTGTTATGGATTGTGCGAGGATGGGAATATGACTACAAAAAATCTTGGTGATGGTGGGTTTAAGTGGTTTGTGGGTGTTGTTGAAGATCGTAATGATCCTGAGTATCTGGGCCGTGTGAGAGTTCGTGTGTATAATTTACATGGCAACAAGATGGAGGCACCAACAGATTCTTTGCCATGGGCGCCTGTCTTGATGCCTCCTAACAGTTCTAGTTTAAAACAAGTTGGTATATCACCAACAGGTTTACAGATAGACTCAACTGTAGTTGGATTCTTTCTCGATGGTCAAGAGACAACAATGCCTATTGTATTTGGCGTTTTACCTGGCGTTGGTGATATATCTCTGCTTGCAAAGGGGCAAATGTCGATAAATAAAGAGCTTTTTGGTATAGAGCCACCGAGCGCGTTTAAAGCGCTGTATCCTTTCAATAAGGTTGTTGAGACTGAATCGGGGCATGTGTTTGAGGTTGATGATACACCCAATCAAGAGCGTATTCACCAATATCATAGAACAGGCACATATACGGAAATCGATCCAGAAGGTCGGCGCGTAAATAAAATTGTTGGTGACGACTATGAAATTGTTCAAAAAAATCAAAAAATATACATTCAAGGTAATGTTGACATGCAAGTAAAAGGTAATTATACATTGAACGTGACAGGCAATATTGTCGTTAACGGTAAAATTATAAACATGAACAAAGGAACGCAAGGGGCCGCTCGGATTGGCGATACAGCAGACACAGCTGACCCAGATGGTCTTGTTGGAACTAATAAAATTGAGTCTGGCTCAAGCACCGTGTTTATAGGGGGTTGATTGTGGCCGCCATACAAAAAACAATTAACACGACGCCTCTAAAACTTCAACCAGAAATTTTTTCTGATTTTTTTACAGATTTTGATACACATCCTATTAAAAAAGATCTGGTAAGAAGTACAAATGAGGATGCTGTAAAAAAATCAATACGTAATTTGCTTCTTACAAATAGAGGAGATAGGTTGTTTGATAGTTCCATAGGCAGTGATTTGCGTAGTTTGCTTTTCGAGCCTATGCATACAGCGATGGAGCAAACGATGGCGGATTATATTACAACCACTATAAACAATTACGAGCCAAGAGCTGAGGTCCTGAATGTGTCTATACAGCTGGATGATGATTCCCACACCCTTTTAGCCACTATAGTATTTGCTGTGATAAATAAAGTAGAACCAATCACTTTCGAATTACTTCTCAACAGGATCCGTTAAATGGCCAACACAAGCATAGATTTAGTTGGTTTAGATTTTGCAAGTCTAAAAGACAATTTAAAAACATATTTAAAATCTAGTACACAATTTAAAGATATTGATTACACAGGATCAAATATCAATCTGTTATTAGATCTGTTAGCATACAACACATATCTCAATGGATTTTATGTGAATATGGTTGCGAGTGAAATGTTTTTGGATACAGCACAATTGCGAGACAGTGTTGTATCGCATGCAAAGGAATTGAACTATACACCTCGTTCGTTTGTAGGAGCAACAGCAACCGTTCAAATTAACATTAAACCAATTGCTGCTACGACATCTGTGTTTGTGCCAGCGCGCACATCATTTACTACACGGGTCGGCTCAAACACCTATACCTTCTCCACTGATGAATCGGTTGTGACCACTATTTCGAATAATGGTGTGTTTACATTAACGACCCCCATCTACGAGGGGTCGCTTGTTTCTGAATCCTTTGTGCTTAATTACTCCAACAGCACCCAAAGATTTATTCTTTCTAATCCAACCGTTGATGTCACTTCAATTAATGCAACAGTATATGAGGATGGCGGTCAGTCTATCTTTTCTTACAAACAAGCAAGTAGCATCACAAGTGTTACATCCGCTTCGTTGATATATTTTGTGCAAAGTGCAGAGAACCAACAATATGAATTAAAATTTGGAGATAATGTTTTCGGAAGAAAACCTAAGGATGGCGCAACTGTTAGTGTTAATTATAGAGCATGCTCGGGCCAGTTGCCCAATGGCGCATCAGTGTTTGTTGTTGATGGGCCAATCGATGGACATGCTAATGTAATTGTAAACACACTCACAACAGCAATTCAGGGTGCCACCAGCGAAGGCATTGAATCAATAAGATACAATGCTCCTCGTAATTTTCAAGTTCAAGACAGGGCAGTAACAGCTGCAGATTATGAGACGTTATTGAAATCTCAGTTCCCTGACATTCAAGCTATAAGCGTATTTGGAGGAGAAGAAGCTTCACCGCCCGAATATGGCACAGTTCTTATTTCTGTCGACGTTAACAATGCAGATGGTGCATCTGCTTCAGCAAAACAATTATTCAAAGATTACATTTCAACAAAAACGCCCCTGACTATAGCGGTTCGTTTTGTGGATCCCGACTTCATGTATGTCCATCTAGAATCTGTAATCAGTTACAACATTGACATAACAACAAAAACATCTAAAGACATTGAAAGTCTAGTGAGTGCAGCAATTAGTAGCTACAGTTACAACAATTTAGAGGATTTTAAAACCACACTTGTTTATAGTAATTTAACTAAACAAATTGATGCTGCAGATACAAGCATAATAGGTAATGAGACACGTCTGCACGCACAGAAGAACATAATACCAATAGCCGGCACGCCTTTCTCAAGCGTTTTAGACTTTCAAAATCCATTGATAGTTAATGGGGGACTGTATGTAAACAGTGAGACTGCGAGATATGGCTACACAATAACAAGCTCCTCATTTATGTTTGCTAATTTGATGTGTAGTCTTGCAGATGATGGCGTAGGAAATATTGTTATAATTACAAAAGTTAATAAGGATATCAACTTATTGCAACAAATTGGCACGGTAAATTATGAGACGGGGAAAGTAGTCATTAATAATTTGCAGGTACAGTCATATACAGGAAACGCAATAAAAATAAAAGCCTCATTGCGTACACAAAACATACAAGCTGTAAGAAATGTTATTCTTAAAATTGATCCCGCTGATGTTTTTACACGAGTTAATGGTATTAAGCGATGAAAGATCTTGAGAGTTTAATTTCTCCGTTTATACAAAGCCAATTCCCGGAATTTTACGAAAGTGAGGGTCCTCGGTTTATTGATTTTGTACAGCAATACTATAGCTGGATGGAACAACAAAATCAGGCTGTAGGGGCCGCGCGAAGTCTTTTTCGTATACGGGACATTGATACTACCTATGAAGAGTTTGTTGTTCATTTCAAAGAGAAGTACCTTTTAGGCCTACCTTTAACTTCGAGTGCAAATACAAGGACGCTAACAAAATTTGCTAAAGATTTATATCTTGAAAAAGGTACTGCGGCTGGTGTTGAGCTTGTATTGCAGGGGCTGTTTAATGTGGAGTCAGAGGTTCGTTATCCTCGGGAAGCTCTTTTTAAAACTTCTGCAGGGGCGTGGTATACGCCTGTGTATCTTGAACTATCACCAGCAGAGCGTACACGAGATTTTGTTGGTAAGGAAGTTCTAGGCAGTCAGTCACAAGCAAAAGCTTTTTTAGAATCTGTTGTGAGACGGCGTGTGCAGGGTAAATATTTGGATGTCGCATACCTAAGCAATCTTAGAGGCAATTTTGAAACTGGTGATATAATTACAGAATCAGCAAATACAATTTTGCTAAATGCACCAAAGGTAATTGGCTCCCTCTCTTCTTTGACCGTGACGTCAGGAGGAGCAGAGTTGACAGTTGGCCAATTGTTTGATATAACATCTACAAACGGAAAACAAGGCGTTGCAAGGGTTGCATCTATTTCCAATCAAACAGGTAAAGTAGTTTTTATTTTTGAGAGTGCGCTAGAGAGTGGTGGGTGGGGTTATTCATCAACACCCGAGGTGCTTGTTTCTTCAAAAGTATTAACAGTCGGAAATCAATTAAATGCCAACAATTTAATTACACAATTTGAAAATTTTGAAGATATTACCCAAACGTTAAGTGTTATAACATATAATACAGCTACACCCAACAATTCGGGATTCGTTGTCGGGAGTGTGCTTGAAAATTATGCCGCCAATAATACTGTTGTGGCAAACGCCATTGTTGTTGCTATAGCACCATCTAACACAACAACAGGAACCCTGACCATATCACCTCAAACAGGCAATTTGACCAGCGTCGACACAACTTTTTCTCTTAAAGGAAATACAACAACAGCTGTCATCAACAATTATACCGACACAATAATAACAGGAAATGTTTTTGGCAGCAACACAACTTCTATTGTTGTTTCAGTAAACGCATTAACAGATGTATCCAACACAAATAAAACGATAACAAGCACAAATCATCAGTTCTCCAACAACAATCTTGTGCGGTATACGGCCAAAACGGGTAACACGGCTATTGGTGGACTTTCAAATAATGGCCTATACTTCATTGCCAATACAGACACCTCAACTTTCGAGTTAGCTAATTCTTATAGTGGGAATGCAATTTCTATCACATCTGGCAGCAGTGAAGAAGGACATACCTTCACCTTTAGCAGTGGTTATGTGGGGGTTGGTAACATTGTTGGTGGTGTGTTCATTAGTACGCCCTATGCAAACATTGTTGGTGTTGTTTCAAACACAACAGCTAGTATTTCAAATACAAGTACCGGTACTGGAGCGACCTTCAGAATAGGACAAATAACGGATACAGAATCGGTATTTTTGACGCCTGATTTTTTGAGAATGAAAAATACAGCAAATGCAGTTATGCATACTGTGCAGTTAAATGGTAACAACGCAAATACGGTTGAATTTTCACCAGCGCGCGTGCTTTCTTTTGATACATCAGGTATATCAACAGCTAATATATCTTTTAATGGAAGCACAGACGTTTCCAACACGACAGATTTCATAACACCCTCTGGTGGGTTTTCTAATTTGATATCAAATGGTCAGTATGTGCAATACGTTACATCCACAGGCAACACAGCTGTTACTGGCCTTTCTAATACTAGTTTTTATTACATCGTTCAAGCAAACACTACTGCATTTCAATTATCCGCAACATATGGTGGAAGCGCAATAAATTTGACTTCTGTATCTACGAGTCAAGCAGGGCATCACGTACGGCCAGTCGCTGAAACAGCGACAAGAGGATTGGGATTTCCTAAATTTCCTAGCGCGTCTATGGACTCTATACTGCTTGATTGTTTTAGGTATGAAGCTGTAGAGATAGGTTCTATTGCTGATTTAGTCGGTATTAACCCCGGTAATGATTATAACATCAATCCATTTGTGGCTGTTGTTGAGCCTTATGTTGTTGGGTATGGGTATCGAGATTATGTGATGCTGGCTACTGTACTGACAGGCGCTTTTGTTAAAGGGGAAACAGTACAACAAACGTTTAATACACCAGCAACGGTGCTTACAGTCACTGGTTTCTCGGGGACGGGTGCTAATGGAGCTGTCACCACTACCTTCAACCAAAGTGAATACGTTTATCAGCTGTATGCAAACAGTGCTGTCCGAGCCGCTGGGTTTGTTGCAGAGGCTGCGGTTTCTGCCGGTGCCGGCACAGTAAAATTACGTAATGTAACAGGTGTTTTTGTTGCTACATCGAACAATTCCACTATTATACAATCTTTAACAAGCAACGCCACATCGAACGCATCAGCTGTGCAAATAACAACAAGCACCACAACCGCGCGCGCTATAATTAAAGAAATACAACAGCAAACGTTTGCTAATAGTACACCATACACTTTATTGTATTTAAAACGAATTAATCTAGAAAACACATTTGAAGAAAATGCTACCATTGTAGGCAGAACGACGGGCAGCACCGCTACTGTCCTGCAAATAGATCTTGATCAAACCTCTCAACAAATCGGTCTTAACGCTAACATACCGACTGTTGTGCAAACAGCAAATGGTGTTGCCACAGCTATGGATGTTCAAAGTTCGGGTTTTGGATTTATTGATCAAGAAACCGTAACACTTACGTCCCCTGGAAGTAATTTTGAAATAACTGCAGTTGTCGGCTTGGGTAAACAAGGAGTGGGCTCCGGTTTTTATTTGTCGACGGGTGGCTTTTTAAGTTCTGACAAACGTCTCCATGATGGTGATTATTATCAAGATTATAGTTATGAAGTAGAAACAAAGATACCTTTTGCAACGTATTTTGATGTCCTCTATAAAATGGCACACGTGGCTGGTACAAAAGCTTTTGGTAGCGTGTCGGTTTTATCTACCATTGACGCACAATCGTTTGTTTCGAGTGTACTTGGTTTAATAGACGATCCGACCGGCTTACCTGGGCGTCAATTTACAGGTGGGTGGACAGGCACCTATGTTGGGGATCTTCAGGCTTATACAGGCATCACGGGTGCATTTACAGGCAACCAATTCAGTGGTGCATATACTGTGCCATTTACAGGAGGCTATGGCACCACAATCTTTACAGGAGCTTTTAGCTCCGCATATTCCGGAATATATTCTCTTGCCTTCACAAAAGCCTACACAGTAGATTTTACAGGAGCATACTCAGGGCAATATGCAACCGCGTTCTCATCGTTATATACGAGAGCGTTTACGCACGGGTACACTTCTGCATACACAGGCACGTTTACAGGTGCTTTCACACGTACAACTTCGTATATTGACCCGTATACGGAAAGATATACATCTGTGTATAACACGTTCACTGGTATTTACACCAAAAGCATATACACGGGATCCACGGGGTCATTTACGAAGAATATTTCCTTCTCTTCTGACATTTTCTCTGGAACATATAACGCTTATTTCGGCACGTTTACAACTGCTTACACCGGCGGATATACAGGCACCTATGTTAGCAATTTCACTAGTGTATTTACACAGCAATTTCAAGGAAGTTATCTTTCTTCGTACACAGGGTTATATACACACACGTATGCATCACCTTTCACAGCAGCATACAGTCAAGCATATACCGCTGCATATGCAGGATTCACGTCCGCGTTCTCGTCTATATACACACATGCATATACCTCGCTTTATACGGGCGCTTTCACAGGAGTGTATGGTAATTTTACAGCCTCTTATACAAGCAATTACTCAGGTAATTACACGGGTATATACGCGGGGTCTTTCACCACAGCCTTTACAGTTGCTCAATATACGGGAACTTATGTTGGCCAATTTTATACAAGTAATTACTCAGGATACACAGGAACTTATGCTGGTGCATAAATATTAAAAAAAGCTAAAATGTCTACACAAATCACTACCAATTATTTTAGACTGCACAACGTTAAGCAATTTCGTGAGTCTATTAACGAAACAGCCAATAGTGTATATTATGTTTTTGCTGGTAGGTCTTTGCCCTATTCAGCAGGTGATACAGAAGTGCAAGAAATTACAAACACAGAAGATTCGACGAGCTACAACACACAGGAAAACTTGGTGTTTGGTAAACGTGTCAGTGCCAATGATGTGTGTGTATCGACAGCTAGAATCAATTGGACTGCAAATACTGTCTATACTCCTTACCGTAATGATGTTGTTTTAGAAGGCACTTCTTACTATGTGAGCGTAAATGCTGCTTCCGTATATCACATTTTCAAATGTTTAGATAATAATTCGAATGCGGTTTCTACATCAAAGCCCGACGCGTCTCAAACTGCTCCAAACGACGAATTTTATAGTACAAGCGATGGATATGTTTGGAAATATATGTACTCGGTTGATTCGACTGTTTTTAATAAATTTGCCACAATCAACTATATGCCCGTTGTAGCAAATGGACAAGTTGTTGCTAACGCATCGCCAGGATCCATAGACGTTATAACTGTTCCGTTTAGAGGCTCAAATTATAACACGACATTGTCAAGCACTTTCATACCCACAGATATACGGGTTGGAGGGAATCCTCTTAAATACAACATAGCAAATACAGCTTCCTCCAACAATCTGTTTTACCAAGGTAGCTTCATTTACATAACAAAAGGGCCAGGGGTGGGTCAGGGGCGCAAAATCGTTGATTATGTCGTGGTTGGTAATACAAAAACGATTACTTTAGATAAGGCTTTCGACACGGTGCCTACAACTGAGACGGAATATGAAATTACCCCTTCTGTATTGATACTGGGTGATGGTGATGATGCGGTGGCTCGAGCCATTGTCAACACATCAATTTCAAACTCAATATACCAAGTACAAATTATCAACCGAGGTCGTAATTACACGTATGCCACAGCAGAGGTGCAAGGTAATACAGGCGGCGTGTCGAATAGTGCTGTGCTCAATGTTGTAATGGGGCCCAAAGGTGGCCATGGCTCAGACCCCGAATATGAATTAGGAAGTACCGCTCTTGTTATTAGTAGTAAATTTTCAAACAATGAAATAGGCACAATACCAACAGAGAACGATTTCCGCACCATAGGCTTAATAAAAGATCCGTTGTATGCGAACGTGGGGCTGACTGTCAGCTCTATTAGTGGTTCGTTTTTAATTGGCGAAAATATCATACAAGCAAACACACTTGCAACGGGTACGGTAACAGAATTTGACGCTATTTCCACTGTTGCTATTACTGCTGTGTCGGGGGTGTTTATTGCAGGCAAAACCATTACAGGAGTAACATCTAATTCAACAGCAAATGTTACATCTTTCAATATAAACGGAAAATCAAAAGGGTTTGATACGTTTGATCAGCGCGCTCGGTTTGCATTCAGGCAGGTGTCGGGCACACATACACAAGATGAGTTTGTGTATCAGACAGCCGCCAATGGGGCTTTCAGTGCAAACGGGTATTTTCACAGCCAAGAAGGCTCGGTTAATGTTAGTTCTGGCCTTTTTGAGGGAAATCTTTATTTGACACATATTAAAGGCACCCTAAATACAGGTAATACGCTCGTTGGGAATACAAGTGGCGCTGTAGCGACTTTGTTATTTAAATATCCTCCTGATTTAACAAAAGGATCAGGCGAAATAATTTACGTCGAAAATTTAAATTCTGTTACTCGTTCAAATAACCAATCAGAAACAGTAAAAATTATCCTAAAGTTTTAAGAGAAAAAGATGCCATTAGAAAATTCTTTAAACCAAAGTCCTTATTTTGACGATTTTACTGTCGACAAAAATTATTATAAAATACTTTTTAAACCTGGGGTTTCTGTTCAAACGCGGGAACTGAATCAACTTCAAACGTTGTTGCAGAATCAAATTGAGCAGTTTGGCGATCACATTTTCAAAGCAGGCACAATTGTTAGTGGAGTGAATTTTTCTTATTTGCCTCTCTACAATTATGTTAAGTTGTTGGACACACAAGCTGATGGACAATCAGCTATTCCGTCTGCGTATACAGGGTTTTTTATAAAAAGCGATTTGGATCTTACTGCTCGAATTGTTAATTTTGAAGACGGCCTCGAATCAAAGTCACCTGATCTTAAAACTATTTTTGTTCAATATGTAAGCGGTTCTAATCCAGACACAGCTAATAATAATGTGTCGTATACCGAATTTGCTGCTGATCAATCGTTGACTATTTTTAGCAAAGACTATCCCCTTTTCAAGGTAATAGTAGGAAATGGTGGTACTGGGTTTTCTAACACAGATACTGTCGTGTTCTCTAGTGCACTAACTATTGCAGGCAACACTTCGACATTTGAAGTTGGAGAGAGAGTCACCCAAGCAGGAACTAATGCACGTGCTATTGTTAAATCCTTAGACACCGCTGCGGTGCCCGGTGCAACGGTTATTAGTATTAAACCACTTGTTACCGATCTTCAAAGCTCGAACGCATTGGCGTGGGCGTTTAATGCAGGAAATAATATTGTTGGTAACGTAACTCTATCAACAGCAAACGTTGCTAGCATTGTTGGCCAAGGTGCCCAAGGATTTTTGACGACTGATTCTCTTGGAATAGTGCAAACCATCAGTCTTTCTAGTAGTGGCAACAATTATACTATTTTGCCCCACGTGACTATCCAAACATCAAATAACGCAGCAGCAGTGGGAAGTTTAGACATTACCCCCTTCAATTATAAGGCTGTAGTGACAACAGCCAATGCTGCCGTAAATGCAGTTGGGACTGGTTATGCTTTCGGGGTCTCTAAAGGTGTAATTTATCAAAAAGGATTTTTTCTTCGTGTAGAACCCCAAGTTATTGTTATTTCGAAATACACCACAGCTCCCGACAACTTAGCTGTTGGCTTTACATCCACAGAGAAAATTGTCAACGCAAACGAGGATTCAAGTTTGTTCGACAACGCTGCCAACACGATTAATTATGCAGCACCTGGCGCAGACCGTTTATTATTAACGCCGACTTTGAAAGTACTATCTCTTGATGCAGCCGCTGCAAACAGTGATTTTTTTGCTTTAGCAGAATGGAAAGAAGGGTTTCCTTATAAGGAAAATCGCACAACTGCATACAGCACTCTCGGAGACGAATTTGCAAGACGGACAAGAGAGGCGCAAGGCAATTTCGTTGTCGATCCTTTCCGTGTCGTAACAAAAGATAAAAGTACAGCTAATTTGGATTTTACTCAGGCACTGATTGATCCGGGCCTTGCGTACATATCAGGGTATAGAGTACAGACGAGTTATAACAATTACCTCGATCTTGCAAGATCCCGGTCTGTCACCGCCCTTTCAAATCAAAGCATTACAATCAATTATGGAAATTTTATACGCGTAAAAGAATTAGCTGGTTTGTTTAATTTTAAAGCCGGCGATGTGGTTAATTTTTATGATACAGCTAAACAATTCATTACAAGCGTTGTCTCTACTGCAGGCACCATAGCGCCGGCCGGCTCTTCTATAGGTACGGCCAGAATGAGATCTATTATGCTGGACAGTGGCGATCCTGGGACGCCAGAATGTGTTTATCGTTTGTATCTGTTTGATATTAGTATGAGCGCTGGTAAATCGTTTCGCCAAATTCGTTCGGTTTGGTATGATGGTGGGGTGCATGATGGTATTGCTGATCTCGTATTGGAGCAAGATGGTACCACAGGGGCAAATGTTGCAGTAATAAAAGACACAAACACCGATGTTATGCTGTTCAAAGTCGGTAAAAGAGGCGTTGATAGTGTTTCCAATGTCCAATACACATACCGCACCTCAACGCCTTCAACTTTACAAATAACCACTGCAGGCACTATTACAATTGGACCATTTGGGTCGGGAACTGTTTTTCCATATTCGGATGGTGTTCTTTCTTCCGTTCTCGAACGAGACTTTATCGTAATGCCAATTGCCAACACAATTGCAGTAGCAAATATTGCCGGCAGTGTTGTAGTGACAAGCGGATCCGCTTCTGTGACAGGCACCTCTACTGTTTTTCTTACTGCTTTAACACCTGGGGATTTTATCCGCGTGGCCAACGCAACACACAGCACTGTCGGCCAAGTCAAGTCAATCACGAGTAATACTGCTTTAACTCTTTCGTCTAATGCTACGACAACCGTCAGTGTTGCCGCCAACGCAGCAATTTTCTTCCCTGCATTATATCCTATACCTTTAGAAAGCCGCTCTGGTCGAACTGTTACCATTTCAGGCTCTGGCTCAACAGCAACAATTGATTTGGGGATTGCTTTAACTGCCACTGTCAACGCAATTGCGACGCACAGCGCAAAAAGAAACCCAGCCATTCCTGTTTCCAAAACCCCAGTGCGGGATATTTTTGTAAAAATACACACAAGCAATAATGCAGCAAATACAATAGGCCCGTGGGGGCTGGGAATTCCTGGTGTGCTTCGTTTGAAAAACGTGTTTTCCGGCAGCACAACAGCCAACACAAACATTACAAAATACTTTTCTATTGATGCGGGTGATGATGAGAACGCTTATCGGTTGGCGACACTTGTAAAAAACCAAGGTGCAGACGTTGATATATCAAACAGTCAATTTCTTCTCGTTCAATTAGATGCCTTCACCACCGGTGGGCAAGAAGGATTTTTTGTTTATAACTCCTACAGCGTTAAAGATAGTGTCTCACTTGAAAATCAAACAACGTTTATAAACACACTCGAAATACCTGAAACAGTGACAAATAAAGGTCAATATTTCGATATGCGCGACTGTTTTGATTTTAGGCCTTATGGTAGCAACACTGCCACGCTTACAAGTAATGCAGCGCTGGCAACTATAAATCCCTCATTGACGTTTGCATTGAGTGGAGATGATCAGCTTTTCCCTCAACCTGATTCACTCGTTTCTTATGATGTAAATTATATCAATTCGCGCGTGGATATAGTGTGGGTTGGCAAGGATGGATCTTTCAATATTAATCAAGGAACTCCTGCTCTTTCAAACCCTGTACAGCCCAAGATTCCTCCGGAAGCAGTGGTTTTAGCAACATTAAACATTCCTCCTTATCCTTCATTGCCGGCTGTTTATAATGAGATTACAAGCGCACATGCAGATCGAGGTTTGGGTAATGACCGGGGTGTTTTAAATAGAAGGCTGTCCAATTTTACAATATCATCGGTCCCTGTTTCTGTATACGATTCCCAACAACCTCGTCGCTTTACTATGGACGAAATTGGTAAATTGCAACGGCGAATTGAAGCACTCGAGTATGTTGGCTCATTAAACACCATTGAAGGATCTATAAAAGACAAGGTTATTGCAAGTAGCGTAACACCTTCACAGGAAAGATTTAAGCATGGTTTTTTTGTTGATCCGTTTGACGATTATAATGGCGTCGACATTGCACATCGCGAGTTTGCGGCATCAATTGATCAGCAAAAAAGCGTACTCACACCGCCAGTGAAACAAGTAAATTTTGCAATTCAATTTAACAGGGAGCATACAGCGACCAATCAAGGAATTGTGAATGACACACTGCTGATGCTGCCTTACACAGAAGAGACATTAATTGATCAGTCTATCTTTAGTTCTCCGCTGGGAATTGATGGGATAAAAACGGGGTTTGTTGGTGATCCGAGCATTACACCTGTTTCTTTTGTGATAAAATCACGTGGTGAAGTAGCCATAACACGTCCTCGCGCCATGGCCGCACTTCCTGCTCCTGCTCCCGTATATGGCAGTCCAGGAGCTGCTCCCGTATATAACTCACCAGATCAAGGCAGCGGCGGTGATGGTGGCGGTGGCGGTGGTTGGGATGCACCAGCAGCGGCGCCCGACTCTGGAGGCTTTGCGCCAGATTCTGGGCCATCTAGTGGTAGTGATAGTGGTGATGGCGGTGGCGGTGGCGGTGGTGATAGTGGCGGTGGTGATAGTGGCGGTGGTGGTGGTGGTGGTCCACAGTAACAGCAAAATAACAAAAAGGTAGCGCATGGTAACGTCTCAGCCCAAAATTGTTTTTATAGTAGAAGAACAGGTTTTTAGAATTAAGGCAGTAGGACTAATGCCGCTCACATATCATAGTTTTTATGTTGAGCGTCAAAAAGTCAATTTTTCAAATTTAAAGCAGGTAGGTGGTTTAAGAAACACAACTCTTCAAACTGACGCAAACGGGCAAATAGAGTTTGATTATTTTTATAACTCTGGTCTAACAGGTGATGAAACAACATTGGAGCAGGCACAGCAAGCAACAAATATGGTTGCTGGAATCAAAGAAGTTATTCTTGCTACCTCAACTAGTAGCACTCTTCCTCTAAATTATGCGCAAACAATGCTTTCCCATTTTCGTACACATATTGGCATTGAAGTTGTTTTGCCTCCACCATCTGATTATGCACAAATAGATGGTGGGTATTATGATCCCCAAAGCACTGTTTTATCTGATTCGGGTGGAGGTATGGACGGTGGCAGGGATGGTGATGGTGGCGGCGGTGGGGGCGGTGGGGGCGGTGGCGGTATTGGCAGCGGTAGCGGATATCAATAACAGAAAAATGTAATGGCAACAATTTTTAGGAAAAAAAATGATCGGTTTTGATTTAGCACAAACGTTTTATATGGATGCGGATGCTGTAAGAGGGGCAGAAAAGGTATTCGTTACGTCTGTCGATCTGTACTTGTATAGTAAGCCTGTAGCGGGTAAAACCAAATCTGGTATTAACGCGCCCGGCATCTCTGTGTACATTGGAGCATGCCAAGAAAATAATGTGCCTGACGTCTCATCAATAAATCAAAGGTTTGGGGCGCGGGTCGAGTATGCTGATTTAAATTCAAATTCATCAGGACTATCTGCTACGACTTTTACTTTTAAATCACCAGTGCCGCTGGCTACCAACCTTTCTTATGCACTTCTGATAAAATTTGATGGCAGCGATACTGATTTCAAAATATGGCACAACAGAGCAGGTGAAAATGTTTTTGGGTCAGAAACCTTAACGAATGTCTCTTCTGGTAGAATTGATGGGTCTTTGTTTGTTATAACCAATGGGGTCAACTTGACGCCTGAACGTGACGCTGATCTTGCGTTTAAACTTAAAATTGCTAAATTTGATACAACACCAACCTTATACAAATTTAAAAACAAACCTTTAGAACTTTTAAAAATTAAAAATTTGAATGGATCTTTTATCGGGGGTGAAGAGGTTTTTCAAGTTACCGCAGCTGCAACAGGAACATTAAACGTTTCTGCTGGTAACGTTTTTATTACTGGCACAGGGACGAGCTTTAACACATATTTAGCCGCTGGCATGAAATTTGTTATTCAAGGAAATACGGTACAGGGTAATACTGTAGCTGTGGTTAACGCCATAACAAATTCGACCTTTATGTCGATAGCCACGGCGTTACCGTTCACTAATACAGCAACCTTCTTTTATAGACCTGTAATTGGTACTGTCAATAACACAGACGGTCTAACCGATCACCTTTTTATTGCAAATTCAACCGCAAATAGCACATTGTATTTGGCAAACAATAACGGCATAATTGGTATTGAGTCAGGCGCCACGGCGAACATAGCTGTCGGCGGTGTGCTGACTCAAACCGTCAACGCACTAATTCCTAGTTTCAAATTGTACACACCTCCCGGTACAAGCATTTCTTCTTCGGTAACTGTTGCTGATAGTGCAGGAAGCATTGACACCACAAGAACTGTGAGTGTCGAAATGGGTAAACGTTATGTGTTTAATAATTACAATGCCTCGTTTGCTTCCAGAACACTCGAAACGTCCGCAGCGTTGCCATTCAATTCAATAGAAGGTGCTTTCACGTTCCAAACAACTAATCCTTATAGCACACCATATGTACGTGAAGAGAATTTAGATATGTTTGGTGAAAAATTCGAAATTAACAATCTTTCCGATAATGAATATTTAGGTAAAGGCAATTCAAAAGCGCGTTACATATCTAAAACAGTTACTTTGGGAGCTGGTCTACAAGCTGAAGACTTGAAGGTGTTTATTAGAGCGCATAGACCGTCTGGCACAACTATACAGGTGTATGCTAAAATTATTAACCCCAATGACAACGAAGCAATTAGTTTAAAAGATTGGACAGAGCTTGTTAATAGAAATTCGACCACGTTCAATAGTGCAAGCGTTATAACCGATCGAAGCGAATTTGAATATGCGTTTCCTGCCTATAACGCTGGCACCGAACAAAGCGGTGCATTCACGACATCGAACGGTAGTGCTGTCATAACAGGAACAAGTGGTGTTGTTAATACCGGAATAACGACAGGGGACGTTGTGAGAGTGTTTTCGCCGTTGTTTGGTGATACGTGGGCTATTGATAGCGTTACAGGTGCCAACACAACAACGATCACACTTGCGAACCCAATATCTAATTCAAGCATCGTGGGTACAGGGTTTAAGGTTTCAAAGATAACAAAACCGTCTTGTGCGTTTATCGATGTTCAAAACAGCAATGTCGCAACATATTTCTCTTCTTCCAGAGCAAGGCATGCAACGTTTTCTTCTTTCAGTATAAAAATAGTGCTTCTGTCAGAAGATGGTATAAAAATACCATATGTCGATGACCTTCGTACTGTCGCGGTGTCAGCATGAAAGTTGACCAGAATAAATATGAAAAAACCAATGATGTAAATTTTATTCGTGATATCGATAGTATGGCTGTTCTAAATATAGACACAGTAGGGTACCAGCGATTTGAGCAAGAAAGAGCAAGGATACTTCAGCTGCAACGCGTCACAAATGATGTTGCTATTTTACATAAAGATATAAACGATATCAAGCAGCTGCTTCAACAATTAATTGATGGAAAATTAAATGGCTAAAAATATAGCAAACGTTGTTATTGCAACAGATTCTTTTGCAACGTGGGTTAGTGTTACAAATCAAACAGCGGACGCATTCACAAAAAATGCGCTTACCGCTAACGCGGCTCCTGGAGGGGCAGTCGTAACTGGCAATTCTCATTTGTTTGGTATTTTTGCGGCAAACACAATTGTAGCTAATAACTCATTACGCGGCGGTAATGTATCCCACTCAAATCTTCTAACAATATCATCAAATACTAATTTTACGGGCGAGGTAGTAAATTCAGCAGCAAACGTTTACATAGGGGCTGCCAACGTTTACATAAACACGACTAGTTTCGTCGTGTTGGGTGTTTCCACTCTAACAGGTAATGCGACCTTCAAAATAAACGCAACAAATACAAACATCCAGCTTCTTGGCAATGCAACAGCAAGCAATCTGACGTTTTCAGCAAATGCTGTAAGCATTGTGGGAAACGTGTCAATCACCAATGCAACAAGTGTGGCCAACACTGTTGCTGTTACGGGAGCTGCAACTCTATCAAACACAATAGCCGTTACCGGGAATGCAACTTTCTCCAATGTAATGCTTGTTACTGGAGCCGCAACTCTATCAAACACAATAGCCGTTATCGGGAATGCAACCTTCTCCAATACAATGGCTGTTACTGGAGCCGCAACTTTCTCCAATACGATTGCTGTTACAAATAATGCAACGTTCTCCAATACAATGGCTGTTACTGGAGCCGCAACTTTCTCCAACACGATTGCTGTTACAAATAATGCAACGTTCTCCAATACAATGGCTGTTACTGGAGCCGCAACTTTCTCCAATACGATTGCTGTTACAGGAAATGCAACTTTCTCTAACACATTAGGTGTTACTGGAGCCGCAACTTTCTCGAACACAGTGGCTGTTACGAATAATGCAACCTTTTCTAACACAATAGCTGTTACTGGAGCTGCAAATTTAGCAAGCACGTTGGGTGTTGTTGGCGCTGCAAATTTAGCAAGCACGTTGGGTGTTACTGGAGCTGCAAATCTTGCTAGCACATTGGGTGTTACTGGAGCTGCAAATCTTGCTAGCACATTGGGTGTTGTTGGAGCGGCAACATTATCTAACACAATAGCTGTTACAGGTAATGCAACTTTCTCCAATACAATAGCTGTTACAGGTAATGCAACTTTCTCTAACACAATAGCTGTTACAGGAGCTGCAAATCTTGCTAGCACATTAGGTGTTATTGGAGCCGCAACATTATCAAACACAATAGCTGTTACAGGAGCCGCAAATTTAGCAAGCACATTAGGTGTTGTTGGAGCGGCAACATTATCTAACACAATAGCCGTTACAGGAGCCGCAAATCTTGCTAGTACATTGGGTGTGCTTGGCAATGTGTGGGTCACATCGACAATAGCCACCTTTAATAGTAATACTGGTGTAGCTAATACAACCGATTTCATAACATCGACGTCAGCTCATGGGTTTGCAAATGGTGAGTATGTACAGTATATCGTATCAGCAGGAAATACAGCTGTTACGGGGCTTGTTAATGCTAGTTTTTATTATGTTGTTGGAGCAAACGCGACCGCCTTCCAATTAGCATCAACCGTGGATGGTGCAAACATAAATATAACTGCTGGTCTTACGCAAACAGGACACTCATTACAACCTATACGCATTGCATTGTCTACGAGTGGTAAGATTTTTGCTAATACAATAGCTGTTACAGGAGCCGCAACTCTTTCTAGCACATTAGGCGTTGGCGGTAATGTGACGTTCAGTGGGACACATCATCTTATTGCTGGAAATGTTACATTCGATACTGATTTGTTATTTCTGGATGCAACCAACAACAGAATAGGGTTAAAGAATAATTCTCCTTCCTCGGTAGATCTCGTCACAGTTGGTGGCAACGTTGTTTTCAACGCTGCAAACACTACAGGGTTGCGGTTTATTACAGCTACAGCAGGCGTTAATTCTTCTATTGTTCTAATGGCAAATACGTCGAATAGCAGATTGACGTTTGCAACCTATGACAACTCAAACACAACTGTAAACGATGGTGGTTTCTTGTTTAATTTTGTTAACTCAACAGCGACAACAGCAGGTGTATTGCTTACCTCAAACACTTTTCATTATAAAGGAGCTAATGTGACCCACGCTGGTAATTTTGGCATTTATAACGTAAGTGGCACTCGAGTAGGTCCATGAAATGGGGAGACCTCTTCGCGCGCGGTATTTAACTGCTGGGTTCAATTCTTTAAGTGGTGTTTCAAACACGACGGAGTATATAACTACCACTTCGCCTCATGTTATTTCAAATGGTGATGTTGTTACGTATGTCACAGCAACAGGTAACACTGCTATACCAGGCCTTGCAAACGCTTCAAGCTACTATGCTGTAAATGCCAATACAACCGCTCTACAGTTATCATTGACTCTGGGCGGCGCAGCAATAAACATAACAGCTGGTACATCTGAAACCGGCCACAGTTTGTATAGAGGCGCCATTGATGGTGTCCAGGAAATGACGGATACGGAAATTAATGATCTAATAGCACCATTAATTCTTTCTTACATAGTTAACAATCCCAATACATCATATGGCACATCTTTACGATTAACACAAGGCGCCTATGGAGTCAGCAGGGGTACAGCTGTACGTTCCGGAACACAAGCTGTCGGCACACATCCAGCCACGTTGTCGTCTCTTGCTTCTTACACATTATATCAAACAGAATTACAGCAATCCCTCACAACACTGAATGTGGTCCGACCAGTTCAATACACTATTAGTGGTCAGGAAACAAAAATATCAGAAATGTCTGATAGTACCATTCTATCTGACTTCATTCCTTCTGTCGTGCAAACCATGATAACTGGTGGGCAAGGTGCATACTATCTTGGCCTCACTGCTTCTGGATCGCCGGCCGGCACCTGGTCATCATATGCAACAATGGATGACACCTATTATAACAGTAGTGGTGTTTTTACGACAGATCAATATACGTTGTGGCAAAAAGCATCGGGCACAACCGCTGGCATAATACGACCTTTGAAATATGTTGTTGATGGCACCTCTGTTCAACTGAAAGAGATGACCAATGCAGATATAGAGACGTTGGCTGCTGCTATAGGTGAATATATTAGAACAACGTCAATAGGTCAGTACGCTTTTGCACAGAATGCCCCTGGTGCAGGCACATGGAGCTCTCGTGGAGCTTTTATTACACAAGCCAACAATTTAGTTGACACAGCATATGTTGGTAATTATGCTGACACGTATACAGGCGTTTATGCAGGCACATATGTCGGGGCATTTAGCGCTCCTTATGCAGGCACATATGTCGGGGCATTTAGCGCTCCTTATGCAGGCACATATGTCGGGGCATTTAGCGCTCCTTATGCTGGTACATATGTCGGAGCGTTTACAAGCATATATGCCGGTACATATGTTGGAGCGTTTACAAGCATATATGCTGGTGGTTATATAGGGTATTTTACTGGCTCTTATACAGGTTTATATTCACGTAATTGGACCGGTAGTTATACTGGATCCTATTCCCGCGACTGGACGGGCAGCTATACTGGACTCTATTCCCGTAATTGGACAGGCGATTATTCGAGACCCTATGTAGGATCTTATGATGGTAGTTTTGCAGGTACATATGTTGGATCCTATGCAGGCACTTACGAGCATCCAACAGGATATGCAAGTAATTGGTCAAGACCCTATGTTGGATCAAGAGACTCAGGAACATTTCAGCAAATTGTTAGCAAATATTTTTCCAGAGGCCCCTATGTTCGCAGTTTCACCCACTCATTTACTGGCGCCTATTCAAGAGAACGTGGTGTAGTATATTCTGGTGAGCGTGGTAAATATTACAACGTCAGTTATGCGGGCGTCTACACACAAAACGTGGGGACGTTAGTGTACACGTCGACGTGGACGCGTCATTATTCTGGTAGTTATTCACGAATTTTTACCGGCTCCTATACAAAAGAATGGACAGGCCCCCATTCTTATTCAGGCTCACGTACTAAAAATTTATCAAGTTACACCGGGGCAACTTTTACACCATCCTTTCTTGGTCCCGGATATTACAGTCCGGGCGATGGTCAATATGGCATTAACTGGACGCGTATTCGCGATGTGGCTTATACGGGAACATATGTCGGATCGTATGCGGGAACGTATCAACGTACAATATATTATGGAGGTGTATTGACCGCCCACCCGGAATATTATACAGGCCTCTCCAACGACCGCACTTTTTATGGTGGCAAGCAGCTCACGTCTGTCTTTAGCGGTTCTTACTTCACGGGAAGCTATGTAACGTCAACAGAAAAATCTTATACACAAGGATATACGGGGCTGTATACAGGAGGCCCCTACACTGGTGCTAACCAGCTTTGGACAACAACTGCGCTGAGCGGGTATGGAGGCAACACAACAACATATACCTGGTTTGGCGGAAACAGACTTAACAATCAGACCGCAATTTTAAAATATGTTGTCGGTCTGCCGTTAACTGCTGCTCAACAGCTTTTCATAGATTTAGCACGTACTTTTCAATATGTTGGGGTTGAGGGCCCACTTGCCCCTCCTGGCCGACGATATGGTAACATTAAACAAGGTCAAGCCAATGGTGGAGATATTACCACTTCGGATTCCACTATATTTGGTGCCATATCTGTCTATGACAGAAACTCAGGCTTTTTCTCTACAGGTGAATTGTTTCGGCTCGATTTGTTTCTCGAATACGTTAGAGCGCAATCGCAGGGGTCTATAGACACGCTCGTCGGTGCGGGGCTGCTCACTGCCACGGTTACAGCATCAACATCACAATGGACAGCTACGTATACAATAGATTCAGGAACGTATGCCGGCAGCTACTCAGGTGAAAAGGTTTTCACTGGTAATTGGTCTCGTGAAAAAGCAGTTTCCTTTACAGGCGATGCTCCTGGTTATGCACAAACCTATCAATTGGGTTATACAGCCAATTTATGGACTGGATCGCGTACAAAATCTTGGCTTCGCTATTATGCTGGCACATACACAGCAGTTTATACAGGAATATACGGCGCTTACACAAGTGCTGGTGGGTTATATTACACACCTATTACAGCGCTGGGGCAGGGGTCTTATGCCACAGCCTACATTGGGTATTATGTGGGTGTAATCAGTTACAACGTATTAAAGCAATATGCTAACTTTTGGTCACGCACATATGCTGGTTCATATGTGGGGTACTATACAAAAGAGTATTCACGCCCATATTCAGGATCATATTCACGCAATTGGACAGGTAGTTATTCAGGCACTTATTCACGCGATTGGACAGGCATCTATGCAGGAACATATGTCGGATCGTATGCAGGAAATTTTGCAGGAACATATGTCGGATCGTATGCAGGGGCCTATGCAGGAACATATGTCGGATCGTATGCAGGCGCTTATCTAGGTGCCTTTAATCAAACTTTCTCTGGCAACTACACAGGAATATATTCACGTAATTTCACAGGTAGTTATACAGGGATATATTCGCGCAATTTCACAGGTAGTTATACAGGGATATATTCGCGCAATTTCACAGGTAGTTATACAGGGATATATTCGCGCAATTTCACAGGTAGTTATACAGGAGCTTACACACACATATGGACGGGTAGCTATTCTGGTTTGACTGTTATAAATACAACAGCATCCACACAATTTACGTTGTGGGTAAGAACAGCATAAGACAAACGCCCCCATGCCTTCAATTGCACCTTTAAAACCTCTTCATTCAATTGTTTCCTTGCAAACAATGTCGAATAACGACATGGATGATTATATGTCATTCATTCTCGCATCTGATTTTGCTGCGACAGTAGGCGTTGGTTCATTGGGTGTTAATTCTTTAGCAAATGGCACAAGCATAGGCACGTGGGTTGACACATATCGAACAGGTGCTTTGGGCGATTACCCTGTTGATAATACAGCAATAACAACAACAAGCACCACGATATATCAAAACATATCCAATGGTGCTCTGACAGGATCACCAGTAAGACCTCTTGGCTGGAATACTAATATTTTATCACTTGATATTAGTGGTGCACAAGAGATGACCGATGCAGACATAGACGCAACCATTATAGCAAAAACAGCTGCGTATATTGTCAATGGTGGTGTCGGGTCTTATGTTCTTCAACCGTCTGCACCAGCCACGGGCACATGGACTTCGAAAGGCACATTAACAAATCAATTAAATTCTGAAGGCACAACTAATGTAACCACCTTGTGGCAAAAAACAAACGACACAGTTTTAGACAACAGTTATGTAGTGCGGCCGGTCAAATTTGATAATGGCGTACGTGAAATGACGGATGCAGAAATTAAAACTCTGACGTTTAGACTTCGTAATTACATTGTTAACCAGGGTGTTGGAAAATATGCGTTGTCCATTAATTCACCATCATCAGGAGGCACTTGGGTCACAGCAGGGTCGGGTTTTGTCGATACGAGATATTCTGTAAGACCGGACACCTATACCCGAATTCGCGATCAATCCTTTACAGGAGGGTTTGCTACTACTTACACGGGATCGTACACAGGTCAGTTTACTGGTAGTTTTCTAAATGACTTTACAGCAACATATACGGGATCTTATGTTGGGGGATATACACAAGATTACACAGGTAGTTATGTTAACTTTGGTGGTTATGCGGGGTTTTTTACCGGCGTATATGCTGGAACATATAACCAAACATTTACCGGCCTTTTTACGGGGCAATATTCTGGCCATTGGTCAGGAGAGTTTTCTGGTAATTACATAGGAACATTTACAGGCGCATTTACCGGTAGTTATGTTAACTTTGGTGGTTATGCGGGGTTTTTTACCGGCGTATATGCTGGAACATACAATCAGGCATTCACCGGTGCATTCTCAAGCATATACAATCAGGCATTTACAGGGATATATGCAGGTACATATAACCAAGCATTCACCGGCGCATTCTCAAGCATATACAATCAGGCATTTACTGGGATATATGCAGGAACATATAACCAAGCATTTACCGGCGCATTCTCAAGCATATACAATCAGGCATTTACTGGGATATATGCCGGCACAT